TTAAATGATGTGTTAAGGCTAGCATGGCCCAAGAGGAAAGTGCACCCATCGGTTGACCCACGGCATAACGGTACAATCCGTTATGATCCGAGAATTCTTTCGAATCAAGATAATAATCTCGATCCGTCAGAAGATCTCTTCAACTCTCAGCAGTTTCTCGATTTTGAAATAATAACTCGAGGATATCTGTCTGAAGTCCCAAGGGTAACCTATCAGTAGCTGCCGAAAGATCAAAGGAATAAAACTTCTCTAAAGAACGATTCTCCATTAAAGCCATTACTGGTTTTAATTGGTCAAAAGTTCCATCTTGCGGAATTTGGCGTAGAATACCAAACAAAGCAGAATGAAGAGGAGCCAATAAACTTTGAGTTCAAGCATCTACGATGGCAAACACTCTCACCTTACCTGCCGCTTCTTTCTTTAGACTTAATTTACCTGTTTTCAGCAAAGACCCTTCATCGTTAAACTTTCAATCAGATTTAATTGATCCGATAGTTACTGTCTCAGAATCTTTCGATTCCAATAAGATCGTATCATCACTTTTATCTCAAAATTTTAAGTCACTTTGAAGTTGTTTCCATAAATCAGTATGATTAGTGTTACGAGCAAAAATCTCATAACATTTAAGCAAATTGGGCTTCTCCTTTAATGCAAGTGCATCAATAGGATAACCCAATATCTGATTACGGGCATTAGGTCCAGCCGAAGTAAGGCGAACTAAATTACGGCGTACCACCAAGAACGACTCTAAGGTCTGCTTAAAATTAAAATATTCAAATGTCTTCTCAGACATTATCATTTTAAGCCTTGGTACAACTTTCGAAACTTCTGGTAAACTAGGACTTAAACCTGTAAAAGGTGAAGTAATAGTTTCCAGCTTAAGTTTTGGATAAGCCGGTATCGCCCTAAAGACTGAAAGAATAGTCAGGACTAACTTAATTATATTTTGGTCCCTCTTCTCAATTAAGAGACGGAGTTGCCCGGGTATAATCAACGGTAGTCCCCTTCGCATAGCAACCCGAACCTGTAAATCAGGCTTTGGGAGCTCACCAGCAACAGTTTTCATCGTTAAACGATGTGCTTCCTTGAGAAACAAGACTGAGAAATTCTTTCCACTTAACGTGTAGAGACTCCAGACTCGTTTAGCAAGAAGCATGAAACTATCATGGTGTTGCTTATGATTGTAAAGTAAAAGTCAGACTGAGGTTCTAACGAACTGTCAGAAAATTTTCTGCGAAAATTTTCCGAATTTCCGAGAACCCCACTGTTTATTTTTATTGTTTTTTATTGATTTCATTTATTAAATTAATTGTTATTGATAAAACACATAAAGATAAACCGCCAACCAGTAATCAACCTTGAA